TGGCAAAAAGTTGCTGTCGCTCAATAAACGAAAATGTGCGATCTCAAAGTTTTCATATTCCATACCACCGCCCATACCATCGTGCTGATACTTTACATAGTTGATATTCTGCGGGTCGCTGCCTTCTATACGAGTGATTTCGTATGGGCTGATTGGATGAACAAGAAACACGCCATATTCCGGCGAGATTTCCATACGTAGGAAAAAGTCGCCATACTTACACATATTGCGTGTCCAGCTCCACATATTGAACTCAACATTCAAGATGTCATAGAAAAGATTTTCCAGAATCTTTTTTACGTTTTCATTTTTGCTGCGTATGGTCAATACTCTACCAAACTCGCTTGGCACAAGACATTCATCGCTGTATATGTCCAACGCACTTGCGATAATAGGGTCCATATCCATAACGTCATAATCTCTAAACAACTCAAGACGGCTTGCTTGATAAGCCATACTCATGTCACGATTATGTAAGTTGAATGTGCTGCTGCGTAGACGATTGAAACGGTCTCTTAGGCTATTTCTGTCTGTAGCATATTGTATTTCATCTGTGTCAACAATCTTTAGTTTTTTGCCGCCCACGTTACGAACGATAACGTCCGTAGAAAACATTTTCTTTAGTCTGCTAAATAAGTCTTTTGTTTCTGCCATAGTGTGTATATATATGAGCGCCTAAAGTATAAATATATACCTATAGTATTTTTATAAAATATATTATCGTAGCAGCCAAGTTAGGTCTTCTGGTTTGGCACCATGCATGCCAGGTCCACCAACGTGCATTTGCCACGGGTTGTTATATACGCCAAATGGATTTACTCCTTTATCACCATTTAGCGTCTTCATATTGTTTATCATTTGTTGTGGCGACGCTACTCCTATTCTGTCTATTATCGTGCGTGTAACACTATCTGCTTCTTTTCTAAGCCGCAATGCTACATCTCTTATCCATAAAGATATACCCATTGCCATAACAAGGTCATCATTATATCCATCCATTGCTTCTGCTTTGGCAGATACTGCTCCGCTTTTCCATATAAAAACTTGTAGTTCTTCTATAAGTCGCTTGCTGTGTATAATAACTTCTTTGTTTCTGAAATAACTTTCTAGTTTTGATATTAGCAGCGGGCGAGATTTGTGTGATGTAGTAAAGCCGGGTGTCATTTTACGTTCTTCTCTATTCAACTTGTTGGTCATTTGATTTTCTACATCAACATATTGTAGGTCGGCGGAACTATAGAAAAGATTTGGATAGTTGGCATCAAGCACTTCTTGTATTACTGCCCAGCCAACATTGGCATTTTCCACAACAAGCAATGCATTATTATATTCTGTTGCCATTGTCATTAGTGCTCGTGCATATTCCTTGGTTGGCAACTTACCTTTATATTCAGCAACCTGTTCCATTGTTTCTATATCAAGTATTTGAGCGGCACTATAGTCGCTGGCATCGCCACGAGCAACGTCAGCAGACACCATATATGATTTACCTGCTTCTGGATACTTGAATATCCAATAACCTTTGTCTATTCCGCGTTTTTCCAACGGCTCACATACATGCGTTTTTTCATACCATTGTAGCGTTGGAATATCTATGACGGTATTGCCAGATGTGCTAAATTCACAATCACATTCTTGAGCCGCACCTCTTTCACCAGATAGTTTTGTTTGCTCATCTCTCCATTTTTGGTCTCGTTCTGGATGTAGATGCCAAGGTAAACTGATGCGGTTCATGTTGTTCTGACCTGCTTCAGATTCTGTCCACATCTTATGGAACCAGTTGCCTACGCCGTTTGGTGTAGATAGTATGATTGCCTTACCACCGGTAGATAGTGTGTATTGAGCAGACAGCCATATTTCTTCAATATTGTCAATGAACGCCGCTTCGTCAACCACCAGCAATGACAACGCACTTGAACGACCAGATGTGCCCGCACTACTTGCTGCCTTGATTTCAGAACCATTTCTTAGTTTCAATGACAATCTATTGTCTTCTACCGCAGGCACTTTTAGCCAACTTGGCAGATTATCATTGGCGAATCTAACTTTTGTAACAATTGCTTTGGATGTTTCTTGTGTAATACTCAAGCACAAAATCTGCTTATCTGTATGAAAGGTCATTAGCCAAATCGCATAACCAGATACAAGAGTTGTAATACCCATCTGGCGACTCTTCAATATGATATTCTGGTCGTGTTTTACGAAGTCTTCCAATGCTTCATCCTGAAACGGATATGTAAGAAATGGCAATGTGCCGCGTGTAGGATGTTGTATCTTTACATACTTCTTCATGAAATACACAGGGTCTTTTAGACACTTGGCGTATTCCAACTTTATAACATCTTTTAGATTTTGCGTTGCTGCCATATTTTAGATATGTTTGTATCTGTTGTATAATGGCGAAGTATGGTTGATATACACAATTTCTGGTATTTGATCATCAACATATTTACGAAACATTTTGGCAGAAATATCCAATACTTTACCTTCGTGCTCTAGCCAATCGTGCGGCACTTCATATTCATCATCATAGTGTGTAATAAACTTGCCCGCATATGGACCATCTAGCAAAAACAAGCCTTCAACTTTTCTGCTTTTTATACCATACTTGGACAGTTCTTTACACAGTTCATTTGTCATAGGAGCACAATATCCTTGTGGATTGCTTGGATATTTGCCCTGTATTCGCATACATAAAGCAGATATAAGGTCATTTTGTGATATAGCACCGGCTAAGTCCATATCTAATATATATAAATCAATCTGGATTTATCTATTATCTATATAAAATAGAAACTCCGAATAACGTAGCATTTCTGTGTCATTATCTATGCACCATTTTATATCAACCAAATCTACGCTAAGAATTTCATACTTCTTGAATTTGGATAAAACTCTTCTGAAACTATTCAGTTTTCCAAGTTTATCGGGACCATGAAAATGCCATTCACCGGCAATTTTTCTTACATTTTTAACGATCCAATCCATATTCTTTTCAGAAAATACGGAATATTCACCACCCTCACAGTCTATTTTCAAGAAATCTATCTTTGATAATTTGGATACGCTTAGTATTTGATCAAAAGTAAACAGATCCATATCTTCCGTTATTCCATCATAACTCAATCCATTTTTAATTTTTTCTGCTACTGCTCCCACTCCACAATTCAATACCATCGAGTTCAGTGATTTTACGTTTTTTATTAGCGTCGGAACTCTTACTTTACTCGGTTCTACTGCAACAACCTTTGACGGTTTGCGATGTTTGATAGAATATATGAATGCTCCAACGTGAGCCCCAATATCGAGCACAACATCGTTCTCTTCAACATTAAAAAATTTTTCATATATTTGCGTATTTCCGCCGAAAAATTCATTAAACATTGTGGTACGGCTATGTTCTGACTGAATTCCCCATTCAAACTCACGCGAAGAGTCGCTATCAATAATTTTATTTATAACATTGATAACATCTTGAGGATATATCTTCTTAGTGCACTCAAAATCCTTGTTTCTTGGGCACCATTTCCAATCTCCCTTATCAAATGTGCAATTATTGTCATTCCAGCAACCGTGGCATACATTTTTATTTATTATTCTGTATGGCGTGTTGAACTCTGCAAACTCTTCGCTAAATCCGCTTATCAATATAGTCCGCTGTCTTGCTGCCCAAGAAAGCCAACTTAGTCCAGAACCTAATCCAATGAAAAACTCTGCACCGGCTATTTGAGACAATCTTTCTTCCAACGAAAATTTTCCAGTTTTATCTACAACGCCATATGGCATATAGTTCATATATTTTCCATTACCATAACTTGAATGTAAATCTATGCACCATACTTCATACCCTTTTGATTTTATATATTCTACGACCGTTTTCCAACCATCCGGATTATTCCAATATTTAGCCTGTGCCGTACTTTGTGTTCCTATACAAACATACTTTGATACCGACTTATTTGGAGTTATTTTAAATGTTGGGGGTATTTCAACTTCTGGCAATCCAAGGATACTTTGGGCAATAACCGCCAAAGACATTTTACGAGGATTTTCTCGCACATTTCCTTCCCAATTATTTTGGTCAAAATACCCTATGGTATATGTGGCATAATACCCATCGTTGTTATCGTTTAATCTTGAAAAATTGATATTAGAATAGTTTTTTCTGAATAGCTCCAGAACCTCGTCGTGATATACCACGCAAGTAAGTTTGCAATTATGTTTTTTCTGGAACGTATCAACTGCACCAATATACGCCATTAAGTCTCCGAGACTTGAGGTTTCTAATACTACTTTGACCGGTTTATTTGTCATATCCAATATATGAGTATCAACCAAAGTTTCCCAATTTTCGCTGACAATTTCATATACCTCAACTTTCCAGTTTCCATAATATTTTTTACTGGTGCAAGCCCACATATTGTTATTCAATATGGATTCATATACCACATTTCCTGTATCCAAATCTATGAATTTTGCTCTATACTTTTTATTTACTGGACCAAGTATTTCAACCTTTGGTCCAGATGGAAACGATACATTTATTTTATTCTTTGCTTCTTTATGAGTTTTCTCGCACAATTCATAATTTAAAATTATTTTATTTCCAAAAATACGTTCTCTATATTCGCTATACAAACCGACCAACTCGTGCAC